ATAGTAGCGCGTTTTTTACTAGCGTGTTTTCTCAAACTTCTACCAATTGACTGAATAATTTTAATCCGAGCTTTTCCAATAGCAGCAAAAATAATATTGTGAAGGTTTTTAATATTAATACCAGTTGAAAAGATCTTTGAAATAGCAATACAAGCAACATTGTCTTGCTCTTCCATTAATTTACGAATCATTTCTCGCTCTTCAATCTCAACTGCACCATGAACAAAGTGAACAGCTTTATCAGTATTCTCTTGAAGCACTCTTAAAAGCTCTTCTCCATGAGCAATACGATCTACCATTATGAGAGTATTCTTATCTTGTTTATTAACAAGCTTAGTTATAATGTCGTTTCTAAACTTATTTGTTTGTAGCCAGGTTATTTCCTCTTCATACCCTGCTGTAGGATTATACATAGAGGGTGTAGTAAACTGCGGAACATTACTGTAGTTCAGCTTTAAAGCGGCTACATGAACTTGAGATATATACTTTTGTTCTCTGAGGTCAGCTGACTGTTTAAAGTAAATTACTCGACCTATCTTCCCGAAAATGTTCCATTGGTCGATTTTATTGTCTGGCAAAGTTCCTGTAAGTCCGTAACGAAAGAGTGCAGGAATTTGCTCCACCACTTTATTAATTTTGTTTCCATAACGAATTTTATGTACTTCATCTATAACAAGTAATTTAATATCTTTAAGCAAAGATAAGTCTTGTTTTTCAGAAAGTAAAATTTGTGCATTTGAAATTACTATTTTAGCATTCTTATTCGGTTCTATTGAGCCAGTCCACTTAGTAATTTCCTCTTCCGGTATTCCATACTCAAGAAAATCAGAGTAAGTTTGTGCTACAAGTTGAATATCAGGTACAAGTATTAAAGTTTTACAATCGTGCTGAGCTTGAATAGATTTAACCAGCAAAGCAATAACTAATGTCTTACCGGCTGAGGTTGGCAGTACAATAACCCCGGATTTATTTTTAATAGCTGCTAGGACTGATTCTTCTTGATAGTCTCTGGGGTCTAGGTTTAACTTTACCAGCTCTTCTTTTAGAGTGGGTATAGCTATAACGTCCCTAAACTTATCAGTAAGTTTTATATTGAATTGTATATCCTGACTCTGTAAAAACTCTAGAATCGAAAAAAGTAATCTAGTCTCAAATCTACCTTGAGGTGTTATAGCATATTGTCTTGTCTGAGGTCTGTAGCCAATAGCGTACCGGCGTTTGAAGACTTGTTGTTTATCTTCAACCGAAAAATGCTCTCGAATATTAGGAAGATAGTCTGAAACTATTATACCTTTTTTGCGAGATGTATCATAATCAAACGTTACATTTACCATTACGTAGTTTCGAGTTTGACAATCTCAATAAGGTTCTTAATGTCAAACGAAATAGATCTAAAGTTAGCTTCAATCTTACCCAAATATTCTACAATAAGATCATGCTCTGCAATCTGACCGTCAATCTTAGCAATAAGAGGATGGTTTTGCTGAGCTTGTTCTAAAGTTTTAGGATTAAGACCGACAGGTGACTCATGCTCTAGTTTATCAGCAATTTTTTTCTGAGCCTCTTTTCTTAGCTTTTTGAGCTTTAAAATTTCTTGTTTGTGGTACATAAGACGGCCGACCCAGTAGTGACGGGTAGCTGGCAGATCCATCTGAACCTGCTTCATATTAAACTCATCTACGGTAACGTATTTTTTGATCTCTTCGTTATATTTTTCAATTAACGAGATAACAGACTGTTCTTGAACATCCATATTAGTACCGTATATAATAGCTTCTTTTAGGTAGGAAACAACTTAAATAATATATATATATATGCAATCCTTTAAGCAATTTTTAGCTGAAAAAAAAGAAAAGCGTAGATTAGATCCAAAATGCTGGAAGGGTTATCGCAGAGCTGGTACAAAGCTTAAAGATGGTACTAGAGTAAATAAGTGTGTAAAAGTAAACAAATGAACTTTAATAATTTAGTAAATTTAATTCTTGAGCAAGCACAAACATATGCTAACAAAGGTATTGTTTTTAGAGGTAGTACAGGATGTTGTATAGGGGTTGAACATGGTAAAAGTATAGAATTATCTCAAGACCTTATACAAAGAATAAAACAAATACCTAATCTTAAATTTTACGCTGAAGGCGTAGCTGCAAAAGATTATAGCAAAGAACCAGGAATGGTTCCGTTTATGAAAAAAAATAATTTAAAATATCCTATACAGTCTTTATCTTGGGACGATATAACAGAAAATAAAGGTAAAGGAACGGCTAATATAAATTACAATATTGTATATGTTTTTATGCAGCATGAATTTAATAAAATTATAGAACAGTACACATACACAAAGGGTACCATGCTTGATGCTTTGGCAAGACCTGCTACACACTGGCCGAAAAATTCTCCAAAAGATCCTAATAAGCGATTACAGTGGCTTTCTTATCATATGAAAAAAGCAGGATTTTATGAAAAGCTTAATCAACCTTATGATAAAGAGAAACTTTTTAATTTATTAACAGAAATGGAGTTAAGTGTGTATCCAAAAGGTCAAGAATATCCTAATACATCTACATATTTTGGTCAATTAATGCATAAACTTGAAGAAGAAAGAAACTCCACAATTTATAATTTAATGGGTAATGGAGGATGTTGTTTTGCAGGGGCAGGACATTTGATCGAACTAAAACAGCAGTTCCCGGATTTGGAAGATATTGATTTGAATAATATATGATTAATTTAGAACAAATAATTTTAGACGCTTTAAATGAAATGACTGCTGCTGCAGTTTTAGGAGCTCCGGCTGGGGGTACATCCCAGTTTTCTGGGGATACATATGCATCTGGAGATACAAGAATTCCCTATTCGATATATGGTAAGGGTGGTGTAATGACCCGCGGCGGCTTAATTAAGGGCAAGAAAAAGCGTAAGAAAAAACGCTAATTCTGCTTTATGGATACCGGTCATTGGCTCATTAACGAAAATGTTTATATACATGAAAACATGTTTGGTTTCATTTATGAAATAGCAAACAAGGTTAATTTTAAAAAATATATCGGTAAAAATCAGTGTATCCGTAAAATTAAACGTAAGCCCCTTAAGGGCAAAACTCGTAATAGAATAGATCATAAAGAATCAGATTGGAAAACATACACTTCATCTTCAAAAGAACTAAACGAAGATATTCAAAAATATGGCAAAGAAAATTTTGAATTTCGTATTTTAAAAGTGTGTGGTTCCAAATGGGAACTCGGATACGAAGAGATTAAAGAACAGATAGCTCGAGACGTTCTTCGTAGGAATGACTATTACAACGGAATTATAAATGTTCGTATCGGGACTCCGCCCAAGAACCTCTTAAATAATACATAATGGAACTAATTGACGAAAAAAAAGCTTCCTCTTTTAAGCCGGTTTCAAGGTGTTTATATTGCAATGCGACATCTTATGGTAAAGGTTGTAGGTATGCGCCTAAAGGAGTGCATTTTCATCCAAGTGATGCTAAAAAATGTTCTTATTGTGGTTCACCAAATTACGGTCGTGGGTGTAAATTAAATCCGTTTTCTGATATACATCTTCACGGTATTGATTATAACAAAATGTTTAACGAATCTTTAAAAAACAAATTTTTAACCCAACAACTTAATAAAAACTTTACAGATTTTGAAGCTTATAAACTCGGTATTGTAAATGAAAAAGGAGATAAAGTTAAAGAGCCTATTACTGAACAAGAAAAAGCCGCTTATTCTTCAGAAACTAAAACAATTTTAAAAATTAAAAAATATCTTGGTTCAAAATTAGATCTTATAAACCAGACAGCAATTTTAGAAAATGCTTCTAAAATTGAGTACAATAAAGAAAACCATAAAAAGTTTTTAGAGTACGAGCAAAAGATTAATAATATTTTTGCCCAACTTCATGAAACTACTGATAGTGCTATTAAAGATGGCTTGACACTCGAGCAAGTTCAAGCATTATTACAATAATGCATTTTAAAGAATACCCTAAGTCTCGCGTTTGCGGTATAGATTTTTATCCCCACTTTTTAGAAGCTTTAAAAGAGTCGTATGGATTCTGTAAAAAGTATAAGATTCCTTACAGCTTTAAATCTAAGGATATTCAAAAATTCTTTTATCACTACTGTCTCGATAAACTTTGTCATGGATATCAAAAATGCAGTTCAAAGTACCCTAAAGCGCTTGTTGTTTACTCTTTACCGAAAGAAGTAGGATTTACCGATAAACATTTACAAAATGTTTTAAAGGTGCTTCCGGTACCGTGGGTTAAAGTTAAACAACTAGATTCTCCGGATACTGAATATGCTATTCTAAGAGCTGTATCAAGTAATAAACTTATTAGTTCAAAGCTTGAAAAATTTCTCAAGAAAAACGCTCTATACAATTTTCAAAAGAAAAATAAAAAAACTAAAACTTTTTCAATGGGCACAGTTGATTTAGCTAACGGCACCCCTAATTAATGTAAAGAATTGTAAGCCCTTCGCCAAATAGGCCGAGAAAATTACTGTTCCTGATTAAATAATATATATGAGTAAATTTGATGCCGTTTATAAAAAAATAGAAGAAGCGTTACCCGTTACATCTACGCAAACGCAGCCTGCTGCAGGAAATCAGACAACAAATCAAACTCCTGCTCAGCAACAACAAGCCGTTCAGCAAGCTGCAAAATTGCTTAATTTGGATCCAAAAGTGTTGCAACAAATTCTCGACGCTCAAAAACAACAGCAACAAAAAACTGCACAACAGCCTAATATCGCTACACAACCTGCTGTGTAACTGGTATGAGCAAATTCAGAGACGAAATTCTAGCAGTTATTAATAAACTACGCTATCTCTTAACGCTTAAATAATACAGCGTTATGATTGAACAAGCTTTTAATAGCTTTTATAAAAACAGTATTAGTAAATACCTTGTTATTGAACAACAAACGGGTATTATAAAGCATCTCACCCATTTAGAGGAGCTTATTTTAACTCGTCAAAAGGAAGGACTAGATACCGCTCTCTCATTTATCAATGCTCTCATGGACGCTTTTAACGGTAATGCTGATTCTGGTGTTTTTACAACGGTAAAATACGACGGCGCACCTGCTATAATTTGTGGTTATAATCCTGAAAATAATAAGTTTTTTGTGTCTACAAAAAGTATAGCAGCGAAGACACCAAAAATTAACTACACTGTTCAAGATATTCAGATAAATTACGGTCAAGCACCCGGATTGGCCGAAAAAATGAAGATGGCTCTTTTATATCTTTCAAAAGTTATAAAGTCTAATGTATATCAATGTGACTTTATGTTTGATAAAGCTACACTCAATCAAATAAACTTTCAAGGTGAAAAACTAATTACTTTCAAGCCTAATACCATTACATACGCTGTTGAAGCTAGCTCTGAGCTTGGCAAAAGAATTCAAAACGCTCAAATCGGTGTAGTATTTCATACTCGTTATACAGGACCTTCTTTGACAGAACTTTCAAAGTCAGCTGATGTTAATGTTTCAGAGTTTAATCAAACTCCAGAAGTTTGGTTTGACGATGCTAAGTTTAAAGATGTTTCTGGTACGGTAACACTAACGGATAACGAAAAACAAGTTATTGCTGAAACAGTAAACTCAATACAAAAGGCTTCAGGGATAACAGACTGGACAGCACTTCCTAATAATTTTTATATTTTAGCCAACACATTTATAAACACTCTTATCCGCCAAGGTAAATTTGTAGATGATCCGGAAGAAACCTTCAACGAGTTTATAAGTTGGTACAATGCCAGAATGGACAAAGAGGCAGATAAAATGAAAACCGAAGCTGGTAGACAAAAAAAAGTAGATGCTAAAGATAAAGCAGTTCAATTTTTTAATACCAACAAAATGTCTGTAGTCAATATCTTTAACATAACAAAAAAATTAGCAGAGCTTAAAAAAATATTTTTTAACAAGTACTCTTCTGCTATTAAAACAAAACAATTTTTAACACAACCAGACGGCACACTTAAAGTTACCCCCGGTGAAGGGTTCGTTGCTGTAGACAAGGTCGGTAATATGGTAAAACTTGTCGATAGATTAGAATTTTCTAAAGCAAATTTTGCAATTTCAAAAGAGGATAAATTTAAATGATAGCTTTTAATAATTTTTTTACCGAACAAACAAGAGATGGTAAACTTGTAATAATTTACTCCGGTCGATTTCAACCTGCACACAAAGGACATGCTGCGGCTTATAATGCTTTAGTACAAGAATATCCAGATGCGGATGTATGGGTAGCTACATCTAATGTTGTTAATGAAAAGTCACCGTTTAATTTTCAAGAACGTAAATTTTTATTAGAAAAAGCAGGCGTACCTAGAGATCGCATAATACAGGTTGCTGCTACCTATGTAGCAAAAGAGATAACTAAAAATTATAATGAAAATAAAGATCATTTAATTTATGTGGTATCTCAAAAAGATGCAGACCGTTTTTCTTACAAACCTAAAAAAGACGGCACAATGCCCTATTTGCAAAAATTAGAAGATGCCGACAAGTTGCTCCCTATGGGAGAAAAAGGCTACGTAAAAGTAGGAAAAACTTTTCCTTTTAAAGTGTTGGGTAAAACTATTACAGGGGCAACTCAAATAAGAGATATATATAAGCATGTTACAGAGCCAGAAAAAAAGCAAATCATCGTAGACCTTTATGGTAAGTTTGATCCGAGTATATATAACTTGTTTAATAAAAAGTTGAAATAAGCTCTGAAGTCAGTATAATACTGCTATATGAAAAATAGTAGTACAGTAACACTTGAGCTTAAACAAGATGAGGCAAACATGCTTTTAGAAGCCTTGTTGTTTGCTTCTTCTGTTAATGTTGGAGCTGATTGGTCTGAGAAAGATATTAATAAAATGGTTTCCCTTTCTAAAAAGCTTAAAACCCAATTAAACGGTTCAACAAATCTTAAAAATATTGTTTTTTATCAAGAAGAAAATTACGAAGATAATTGGACACAATCCGTGTTTAACTTCTTTAAAGAGAACCTTAATATTGTACCACTACAACAGGCTTAATGAGTAAATTTCAATCAACAAAGGTTATAGAATTAGGATCTTGTGCCTTTAGGCAGTGGGGTGCGAAAGGTACACACTGTAAGTATGTGCACGGTTATCAACTTAAAGCAAAGTTTTGGTTCGGGTGTGCAGGTCTTGATGATAAAAATTGGGTTATTAATTTTGGCGGATTAAAACATGTTAAAAAAGTTTTACAGGATCAGTTTGATCACACTCTTTGTATTGCTAAAGATGATCCGTTATTAGAAGAATTTAAACGTCTACATGAATATGGTGGCTGTCAGCTCCGTATTATGGATGGAGTAGGTATAGAGAAGACAGCCGAGTGGTGCTTCAAAAAAGTAGACCCCATGATTCGAGAAATGTCTACTGGTCGTTGCTGGATTGAAAGAGTAGAAGTTTGGGAACATGATTTAAATAGTGCAATTTATGAAAAAGGATCTTGAAGTAATTACAGCTAAATTTGAACAAGTTGTCCCTAAGGACCGTAAAATCGGTTTTTGGGACTTTTTAACTATTTGTTCAGTATTGATTTTTGCAATGTTTTATCTATTATTACTCAATCCCTTAGGGTGGGTTGCAATTGTGCTTTGTAGTGTACTTTACAAGTTTATTATTGGGGGTTAATTTATGATTGATATTAATAAAGAAACATTGTTCTTATCTGACGATTTAGTGTTTTATACTATCGAAGGAGAAGGTGAATTTGTAGGGCAGCCATCTGTTTTTATGCGTATGGCTATGTGTAATTTAACTTGTATAGGTTTTGCTTCAGAAGATTCACCGAACGGTTGTGATTCGTTTGTATCTTGGTCAGTAAAGAATAAAAAAACCTTTGCTGAAGTATTTCAAATGATGGAAGATAATAACTATATTGAACATCTTCGCAATAGAGCTATTCTTAAACTAACCGGTGGAGAGCCCTTTATTCAGGAAAAGCAGCTTCTTAAATTTATTGAGGCTTTTGTAGACAAATATGGTTTTATTCCGCGTATTGATTTTGAAACTAATGCAACACTTATTCCTTCTGAAATATGGCGCACTGTTTTTAAGGCTACATTCACAACATCTCCTAAATTATCAACTAATGGCGATCCCGAGGAAAAAACATATAAACCGGATGTATTACGGTGGCACGTATCGCATGGCTCTGGTTTTAAATTTGTTATTACTTCAGATAAAGATATTGAAGAAATTTGGAAAAAATATGTTAACGACGATCAAGGTATTAATGTACCTCTATATCGTATTTGGTTTATGCCATGTTGTGGTTCAAGAGAAGAACATGTCCGGAACGCCCCTGCTGTAGCAGAGTATGCAAAAGCTATGCATGTTAATTTTTCACCAAGACTTCAATTGCTAATTTGGAACAAAGCACTTAAAGTATAACAATGAAAATTGCGTTTATGGGCACACAGTGTAATGGTAAATCTACACTGATTAAAGGGTTTCTTAAAAAGTGGCCGATGTATAAGGAAGTTAATTCTACTTATCGTAAACTTATAAAGACTGGTAAAATTGTTAATAATGAAGAAGGTACTGAAGAGTCTCAAAGAGCAATTCTTAACGCAATTATTGATGACACTCAGAAAGCTATTTCAAAAGACAATGAGTTTTTAGTTTTTGATCGTTGTGTAATTGATAATATTGTTTATTCTCTTTGGCTTAATGAAAAAGGTAAAGTATCAGATGAATTTATAATGGACTCAAAGCGTATAGCTTTTGAAGCAATAAAAGTTTTTGATATTATATTTTATTTGCCGTTAAGAGAAGAAATTAATATAGTTCCAAAGAAAGGCCGTGCTACCGACCCAGTTTATCGTCAAGAAATTGATAATCTTTTTAGAGCTGTAGTCGGGTCTTATGAAAAACAATTAGGTATTTTCTTTTCAAAAGAAGATTGTCCTGCAGTAATTACACTTGAAGGTCCAGCAGATCTAAGAATAGAGCAAATACCCTTGTACATCAAATCTAACGGTAAATTTTACGGAGAAGAAGATGGTTCTTTACTAGCTAATATGTGATTTGTATTAAATAATAATACAAACACTATGTTTAATTTTACAAAAGCAGTATCTAATATTCTTTTAGAGCAAGACCAACAGCTGCCCGATTGGTTTAATAATATTCTGCAAAAGCACGATCAGTTAGGGTTTTCTAGAACAAAGCTTCTAAACAATGATACAAAACTAAATGAAATATGGGTAAAAGTAGCAGGAAAAAACTATGTTGCTGGTTCTAAAGATATAGGACCTTTTGTGAATGAAATTCGTATATTTGATTTATTACGCCTGTTGTATGAACAAACAGCAGATAAAACAAAAACAACAACTTGGCCTGCTTTTAAAGCACATATGTCTGATAGTAGTGATAAAGATTATAAAAATTACCAGACAACATGCGAAACACTTTATAAACAAATTAGTGGTTTAAATGTAAACAATAGAGATAACTGGCCACCTGCTCAAAGTACAAAACTTCGAGCGGCTTATGATTCATACATCGAAAATACAGCTAATCAAGCAGAAAAAAGTTTAGAAGAAGATGCACAATTAACAAACTTAAGTGTTATAGACGCTGTACAACAAATTATTAACCGTCGAATTCAAGTATTGGTACGGGTATTAAGTTTTAAAAGCCCGACAAAACCGTTTAATACATTAATAAAAGATATTTTCCGTAC